ACGATGGCCCGCGGTACCAAGATGATCGACGCCCTGACGGCGGCGCGCAAGGCTGCAGCGGCCAAGGGCCAGGCCACCCGGCGGGGCGTTCCGCAGCCGCCGCACTCACTGCAGCCGCACCGCCCGCTGGCCCGGGCATCACAGTTCGCCGTCCACCCGTCGGAGACCGCGGGCGGGCGCAAGTCGGCGCTCAGGCGCGGCCTGGCCATCCCCCCGCCGTCCAAGGGCGCCGCGCCCGGCTTCCCCGTCACCGACGCCGCGCACTGGGACAAGGCCCGCCAGGCGATCGGCCGGGTGAAGAACCCGAAGCGCCGCGCCCAGGTGGCCGCCCTGCTGCGCCGCACCGCCGCGCGGTTCGGCAAGACCAAGGCGCTCGGGGAGTCCTGGGCCGCGCACGCCAACCCGATGGAGATGACCTCGATGGCCCCTGCCCGGTTCCCGGTGTCCAGCCCGTACGACCTGATCATCACCCGCGGCGACGACGGCGCCGCCGTCGTGCGGCACCGCCGCGGCGGCGGGGAGATCACCCGGCTGCGCCGTGACGGTGACGGCAGGTGGGTGGCGTCTACTGACGGCAGGGACGGCCAGCCGCACGTCCGCCAGCGGGGCGCCCTGCTGGAGGCGATCGGCCGCCACAACCTGGCCAGCGGCACGCCGTACCATCGGCCCGCTGCCCCGGCCAGGACAGAGCCGCTGCAGCCCGAGCCCGTGCAGACCCCGCTGATGCAGAAGTTCGGCATCCCGGCGATCCGGGCGAACCTGGCCAACAGCGTGCCGGCGGTCGGCGCCTCGGACGGCTCGCGGGAGACCGGCGGGGCCAACGGCCTGTCCGACCGCGGCAGCACGATCTACAAGAAGCTCCGCAGCCGCGGGTTCCCGCACGCCCGCGCCCACGCCTTCGCCCGCCGGGCGCAGAACAAGGTCCGGGGCGGCAAGTGAGCATCGCCGTCATCACCCCGTGGACCGACCTGGCCGCGAGCCAGGCCGGGACCCGGTGGTGGAAGCGGCTGCTGCCGGTCGGGGAGATCAACTACAAGGGGCGCATCCTCAAGTTCACCCCCGAGTACCTGACCGGCCTGGTCGAGGCGTTCCGCGACAAGGCCTACGACCAGGTGCCGTTCCAGCTAGCGCCGGACAACAACTCGCACACCAACGACCCCGAGCGCACCCGCGGGCTGATCTCCGAGATGCAACTGCGCCGCGACGGGCTGTGGGTGGCGCTCGACCCGACCGAGGCCGGGGACGCCGTGCTCCGCGCCAACCCGGGGCTCGGGGTGTCCGCCCGGATCGTGGAGGACTACGACCGCGCGGACGGCAAGTTCTTCCCCCGCGCCATCCAGCACGTGCTCGGCACGCTGGACCCGCGCATTCCCGCCCTGGGCGGCTGGGAGGCCGTCGCCGCGGCCAACGACGCCGAGTTCACCTACGACCTCTCGAACGAGACCTGGAAGGAGTTCGGCATGCCGGACCTCACTGATGAGCAGAACGCCAAGCTGGCCAAGCTGCTCGACCTGGACCCCGACAAGCTGAACGCACTGGTGGCGACCCTCGAACCCGGCACGGTCGGCGCGCTGAACGGCGGCGAGGGCGGCGGCGCCGGGGATGGCGGCGCCGGGGACGGCGGCGAGGACGATCTTGACCAGATCGCCGCCTACTTCGACAGCCTGACCGACGAGGAACTGGCCCAGCTTGAGCGCGAGCTTGAGGAGGACGAGGCCGGGTCCGAGCCCGAGCCGGCCGGCGCCGGGCTGTCCGGCGAGGCGGCGATGGCCATCGAACTGGCCCAGGCCCAGGGCGACGAGAACGCCCGCCAGCTTGGCATCATCAGCGCCCAGCTTGACGCCGAGCGGTGGGCCAACGAGCGGGCCAGGTTGGTCGGTTCGGGCGGCGTCCCGCCGTTCATCGCGGACCTGGCCCAGCCGCTGCTGGAGGGCACCGGCCACGTGGTGGACCTGGCCAACGGCAAGAGCGTGGATGCCGGGCAGGTCACCCGCAAGATCCTCACCGAGGTCGGCAAGATGTTCTCCCACCTCGGGCTGCAGGCCGGCGTCGAGCTTGGCACCGAGATGGACGAGCCCGGGGACGCCGGCGCCGAGGAGGCCCGCGCCGGCGTGGTAGCTCGCGCCCGCCAGCAGATGTTCGGGCTGTCCTGACATGGCCCGCCAGGTGATCACCAAGACGGTGACGCTCGCCGGGTCCGGCTACAACAACCCGCCCCGCACCCTGTACGCCGGCACGATCGTGGAGCTTTCCGCGGCGGAACTGGCCGCGCTCACGGGCGCGGGCATGACCGCCCGGGTCACCGCCTACCGCGACCAGCTTGGCCTGGCCGTCGGCGTCTCGAACAGTAACTAGGAGGTCAGCGTCATGACCGCGGTTCTGCCGCATTACAAGCAGGGGCCGGCCAACTACCAGGTCAGCGCGCTGATCTTCGGGGGCCAGCTTGTCGAGAACACCACCCAGACGGCCGGCACCACCGACCTGACCGTCAAGCCCTGCGTGGCCGCCTCGGTGCACTGCCTCGGCGTGGCCGGCAAGGACGCCAACGTGCTCGCGGCCCAGACCGGTGCCGCCAACACCTACGGCCAGCCGCAGATCGACATCTCGGTGCTGGACGACTTCACCAGCGTCTACTACGGCGGGGTGGACATCTGGGTGTGGTACTCGGCGGCCTGCACCCCCGGCATCAAGCTGCTGTGCACCGCCAACGGCACCGTCGGCCCGGCGGGCGCCGGCCCGGCGGCCGACCAGGTGGTCGGCATCTGCACCCACCCGGGCGGCGTGGCCGCCGCCCAACTCACCCAGCAGATCGGCGGGCTGGGAGCCACGAGCTTCTTCCTCGGCCGAGCCCGGATCTTCTGAGGGGAGTGACCAATGCCCACGCCAGCACGCGGTTACAGCGATTCCCCGCGGATCACCGTCGCGGAACTGCTCAAGGACCCGCTGACCATTCCGGCGCTGATCCTCGACATCACGCAGAACGAGTTCGTCATGGACTCGGTGCTGCGCGAGGGCGGCGCCGCGCCATCCGGGGCGGTGCGCTACAGCGAGTCCACGCCGCTGTACGCGGATGACTTCCCGGAGATCAGGGCCGAGTTTGGTGAGGTGCCGGTCGTGCCGACCAGCATCGGCATCCCGCGCGTGGTGTTCAGCCACGAGCGCGCGATGGCGATCACGGTCAGCGACGAGATGCGGCGCCGCCAGACGCTCGACCCGGTGACCAGGCAGCTTCTGCAGGTAAAGAACACGATGGTCTACTCGTGGAACACCGCCTTCTACAGCGCGGTCGTGGCCAACGCCTCGATCCAGACGCTGGCGGTGGCCAACACCTGGGCCTCGGCGGCGGCCACAATCCGGGCCGACCTCGCCCAGGCCGCCTACCTGGTGGAGAACGCCAACATCGTCAGCCCGTCCGGTGTGACCCAATGGCTAGGGTTTGAGGCGGATACGCTCATTATCAACCACGGCACGAAGAATACCCTGCTTCAGTCCAATACGTTCGCCGCGCCGTACGTCGGTGACATCGCCAGCGAGAACCTGCTGTACACGGGCACCCTGCCGCAGAAGATCCTCACCCTCGACACGATGGTCAGCCGGCAGGTCCCGGCCGGCAACGCGATCGTCATGCAGCGCAAGCGGTGCGGGTTCTTCGCGGACGAGCTTCCGTTCGTCGCCGGGCCGCTGTACCGCGACGAGCCGCGCAAGACCTGGCGGTCGGACACCCAGCGGGCCAGCGCCATCGGCCTGGACCAGCCGCTGTCGATCTGCCTGCTGAGCGGCGTCTGATGTCGGTCTACCAGGCGCTAGCCAACCTGTCGGTCCCGCGCAAGGGCGACCCGGGCCGGGAGACCGACCTGGTGCTGGCCGGGGAGACCATCGACCTGGACGACGACGTTGCCGCGCTGTTCCTCAGGCCCCGGCGCGACCCGGAGGTCATCCGCCCGGCCAAGCAGGCCAGCGAGCCGATGCCGCGGCTGCTGGGCCGGCACCTGTCCGGCGTGGCGATCAACCACCGCACCGGCAAGCGGATCGGGTTCCCCGGGCCGCCTGAGGGCGCCCGGCCGGACCCGGCCGGGTCGTCCGCGCTGCAGGTGCTGATCCCCGAGGCCGCCGAGCCGCAGCCCGACTCCGAGGCCCGCCCGCCCGAGGACGCCCAGGACATCCCGCCCCGTGGCCGCCGGACCCCGGCAGGGAGGTGACCCGTGGCCGTCGCCACGCCCCAGGCCGTCCTGCTGACCTGCCCGCGCTGCCGGATCTTGCGCAAGTTCGTGGCGATCGACGGCGGCACCGGGTACCGCTGCGCGGGGTGCGAGTGGAGCTACACCTTCTCGCCGGTCGCCCCGACCGGTACCGCGACCGCGGGCCTGGCCGCGGGAGGGACTGCGATCACGGTGGCGTCGGGCGGCGCGAGCTTCACCGCCGGGATGCTCCTGCTGTACGACACCGGGCTGTCCACCGAGATCCTTACGGTCACCGCGACGGGCACCGCGACATCGGTCCCGGTGTCCGCCGCGGCCAAGGCCCACCTGACCGGCGCCACGTTCGGGCAGCTTTCCATCGCCCCGACCTACGCCGGGGCCGGTGACCAGGGCGCGGTGATCCCCAACCCCACCTGGGA